TATTTTGAGTATTTAAGAAACCAAAAACAACATCAAGTGTACTTTCTGGCTTTACAAGGAAGCGGCTGTCTCTACCATAAGTTAGTGTTTCTAACTGAATGGAGTCTCCAACAGCAACTGCTAAGAATCCACCGGGAAGACTGCCGATTTGTGTATTGATTTCGCTAACAACTTGACCTGTTGTGTAAGTTCCACCAGCAAGAGCCGAAAGGTCAACAACTTGAACAACATCGTCAATGTTAATATTTCCAGTTCCGTTCACAACAATCTGTAGTGCGGTAGAAAGAATTGTTGAGCTTACGCCAGAAAAATTCCAATCACCAGCTGCTGTGTAAATATCATCTGGATAACGATCAGCAGTACCGAGAAGCTCGGCTACAGTCATTGATGTTCCTATTCCAACGATACTTCCAGCGCCACCGTAAATTGAATCCTGAATAGAAACTAATTCTATTGAAGAAGATGTGCCGTATGCCCAAACACTACGAATACCAAGAGTACTTGTGCTTGTTTCGTAAAATTCGATACCATCAATTTCTGGTGTAAGCTGATCATTAAGTTCAGCTACAAGTTCTGTGATGGTGTAAGTGGCAGCAGGAACTACTAGAACTTTGCTAGCAGTAATCCCGTTAAGTCTCCAAGAGAAATAACCATCGTTAGCAAACACAAAAGTGCCAATAGTTGCACCAATAATGTTTACAACACCGCCAGCTGCTGGAATTTCAATTTCCGCAGATGTAGCCTGTGTTCCACTTGTTGGATCAACGTCAGCAACACGAACGATAACAACATCGTTTGAAACTCGCAGTGCTTGTTGAGCTGCGTAAATTAGGTAAGGGTCACCTTGATCTGGGTGAGGATTACCAAATTTTGTAGCCAAGTCGGTAAGACTGGTAACGCTTGTTGGTGTATTAATTGGACCTTTACTTGCAAAACCAATAATACCAATTCTGTGAAAAGTGGTTGTTGGTGAAATAAGGGTCAAATCAACTTCAGAAATTCTAACTGAAGGACTGATTGTGTTGCTTGGTGGAAAACCTCTTAGGATAGCCATTTACTTTTCTCCTTCGTTTGAAATATTGGATATTCTTCTAGTTATTATTAATCCATCTTTTTCTGCTCTATCTATATATTCAGTATGTCTTTCATCTTCAAGATAAAATATATTTTTTTCTTTTCCTAATCCAGGTATGTTAAGAACAGTGAATTGCCTTATTCTTTTTTTGCTCTTAATAATAAGCTGAACTGGAAATTTTTTGAGATTCCTAATTTCAATCATTTTAAGCGCCGCCTGTTTCTCTTATTCTACCTAATACACTTGTTACCGAGTCAAATTCAACATCATCAACTATGTCTCCCTTAAATACCTTGATCAACGAATCATAACGCTTGATAGGCATAGGAACATATGTCTCTGCTGTCAAACCAAATTGAAATTTAATCACCCTTAAAGCTTGATCACCCGGTTCGGTTTCAAGGTTGTTGGCAATTGAATCCAATTTGACAATAACATCTTGCAAAACTCCTCTAACTTTTATGTATGCAACAAGACTAAATTTTGTAACTATCTGTTCTAAAATTTGATTCATGTCTTCAAGTTGCATAGTCCAAGCATAAAGAGTGTATTCAACATTAATTGGAATGCCTCTTGACACTCCAAACACAGTGGATTTATTTTGTGGTAAATTTGGCTGACCTACAGAAGATCCTGTATATGCATTTAAATATCTTAAAGCTTGATGATATGTGTATCTGTTTGCATCAAAAGAAAATCCAGTTGAACTAATAGCAAGCATTGGTAATTTTATTCTATCAACAACTAGTGTTTCATCTTTTCTAACATTTTGTTGTAAAATTGCAGCTACTGCTCTTTCTTGTGTTCCCCAAATTACTGGAACTTTATTTGCTTTTCCATCTTCGTCAATTATGACAATGTTTCTGAATAAATCCATTACTCCTTCATCTGTTCCTCTGATTGACTTGCTATATCGATAAACTGTATTTTGATCTGGCTGACCATCAATATCGTTGACAATTTTGCCAGCTTGCATAGGATCGTTGTTACTAGCAGCGCCATTGCCTAAGTTCTGAACAAGATTATCGTTAAGCCAATCTTCTACACCTTTTGTGTTTACGTCATTTTGATTATCTGGTTTTTCATTACATATAAATCCCGGAGGCCCATCTTCATTGTTAGTTCTTCCCAAAGGAGATAAATCTGGGCATGGTTGTGAATTGTTTTTGTATGAATTTGGATCTGGTCCTATGGGTAGCATAATTTTATATAGTTTTAAATTGAGTTATTTTTTCTATATTAAAATTATGAGCAGCAAATCTTCCAACAAGATCGAAATTAATTACAGAACCTACGGCAAGTGCATTCCACCTCGCCGTTGCGCTATCCATATTCCCGGATGGGCTGGAGATGCAACAGATCACACCAATGGAAGCGTTGCGAAACCTTTGCATTGCATACCATTTGTTGAAGGAAGTACATATGGTGTCGAGTTGCTTTATTCTTTTGACACAACAACTTATGTGACAAAGAAAAATGGAAAAATTTTATTTGAAGGTGAATGGGAAAAGGAAGATTTAATGGGAGTTAAGTATGACGATATACCACCTTTTGGAGCATTTGCAGAAGATCATTATGGCATGACATCATCACTTGATATACATTGTCCTAAAGACCATATAATTAGACTTGAGCCACATCCAAGTTTTTATACAGATCCAACATATTCCACTCCTTGGGTAGTTCCGGGTCATATTCAATCAGAATGGTGGTCGAGCATTTTCTTTGTAGTATTTAAAGCTCCTCCAGAAGGACACACGCATGTATTTCAAAAGGGCAAACCATATGCTCAAATGTTGGTTTTGCCAAGGAAAGTGAATTATTCAATTGAAAAAATGACGAAAGAACTTGAGGCAGAAAGAAATCAGAGAAACACTTTGATTTTTTCTAATCGGAAAAAATATGCAAAAAATATTTGGAAAGATTCAAACGGAAAAGAATTTGATGATAAATACAAACAAATAAAAAACATATTTGAAAAACATGGAATAGAAGCTGTTGACAAATTTTTATCTCAATTTAAAAATGGAGCAGAAAAAACTGCTCTTAAAAGAAAACTTAAATTGTTTGGATGTAAGAAACCTAAAAAATAAACTCTTCCTGTTTAAGGAAGAGTTTATTAATGGATTGATTTCGTTTAATTACATACCGAAATTCATAGAAGGCATTTGTGTGTTACCGCCACCAGCAGGCTGTCCACCTTGTGGTGCTTGTGCGCCACCACCTTGAGGAGCGCCACCGCCCATACCTGACATATCCATACCTGACATATCCATACCGCCCATATCGCCACCAGCAGATTCAGAACCTTCTTCTGGTTTTTCTTCGCCACCTTCTTCTCCTTCTTCTCCTTCTTCTCCTTCTTCTCCTTCTTCGCCTTCTTCTTCCTCATCACTTTCCATTGAATCGTGAAATTCGGAAATTTGATCAAAAGCTTGTTTTAACTTTTGTGTAGTTTCATCATCAAGTGGCTGACCTGATTTAGTAGCTGTCATGACATCTTCAATCAATCCTTTGATTTCTCCAACTTTTTCTTTTTGTTCGCTCTTAGAAGCAGTGCCAACTGGTTCTGATAATTGTGAATCATCATCACCCATATTCATCTGATCCATTGTGTTTTGTTGATCAGTAGGAACTTGATTTTGTGGTTTCAAACCGCCTGCTTGGCCATTTGTGCCAAGATCAACGCCACCGGGAGCGTTGCCCATATCCATTCCACCATCACCACCACCCATGCTGACACCACCGCCATCAGCACCATCTTGTTCAAAAAGTTTCTTAGCTTGTAGAATTTGATACATCTCAAAAAATGATTTCATAGTTTCTCCTCGTTAATTTATGTAGAATTAATTAAATGATTTTAAAATCAGCATTCTTGTTTTCGCCAACAGAAGACCCAGAAATATCATCTTCTTGGAATCTTTGACAAATTAGTTGCAGTCTTAATGCATTGTAAAGTTTAAACTCTCCAAGCTTTCTTTCTATAACTACCCAGTCTTCATTAAGAAAAGGAGTTTTTAATCTGCTTCCAATTTTGGGAGCGTAACCAAGATCTCTCAAAACTGCTTTGTAATTTAATTCAAATGTCATTTCATCTGGACTATCAATTCCAAAAGCTGTTTGCATGTTTTGAGATGGAATTGGTTCGTAAACACACCATAATTGAATGGGATTCTTACTGTATATTTTTGCTCTGCTCTCAACATAAAGTGGATCAATGTTGTTAATATCAATAAAAAGCTCATAATAAAATAATGGGCTTCCGCCAAGCCTGATGGATTCCTCATCCCACTTGTTAAACAGATCTCTTTCCGGCAAACCATCATCAAACTGTTGTAATGAGCCGGTTGGATTGTATGGTTTGCCATCAGGCCTGTATATTGTCATGCAATTCCTTATGCACAGCTATTAAGAGAAATTGTTGATGTAATCAAAATCTGTCCACCACTTGATGGTAGTTGGAAAGGTGCAGCAGTAAATCTTTCAAGCCACAAAAGGTTTGTTGATGTGTCTGTAACATAATAACCATAAACAGTAGCACTTGTGCTAAAAGTAAATGTTATTTCTGGATATGAAGCAGTAGCAACACCAGCACTTGTTGCAACAGTCCAAGTTGCAGAAGTTAATGTGACAGCAGCATAACCACTTGCTGAAACTTCAGTGCAATCTGCATATACAGAAGTTGCTGAAGGTGTAAGATTGTTTGAATAAAGATGCAAAACTGTATTTGGCGGTGCAATTATGTTCAACATGTAACTTAAAAGTTTAACTTCGCCAACATTCGGAACAACTAAAGCCATTTGATTCTCCTAATTAAGTGTTTGTGTTATATATTATAGTAGTCATGACTATTTACAAAAAAGATGGTTCTATTTATAAATTTTCAGCACCAAACAAAATTATGCTGCAACAAGACTTATGGAAAAACTATAAGACTTATAACATGAAATTACTGGCAAATTGTTCAATTATAGATAAAAATGAACAAAATTTAAACAATGTTTTAGATTTTACAACCAAAAAATCGGAAGAAATAAAATCAAAAATTATAGAAGAAACTAAAGTTGAAATAAAAGAAAAAGATGAAATAATAGAAAAAAATAATGTGAATATTGTCGAGCCTACAAAAACAATTGAACAAAAACCTGAAACAAAATCTAAATTTAAAAAAACTATTGCTCATTGCTTAATTGCAAAAGTCAAAGAAAAAATTGATGATTTATATGGAGACGCTAATAGAAAGATCGAATACTCAGATACTTTCACTGTTGAAATAATTGTTATTGAATCTTTTGACCTAACAATGAAATTGTTTACAACTTATACTAATTTTTCACTTGATACAATCATTTACCCACAAGATATGCAAAAAAGATGGTGGCAAATAAACAATATACAAGAAAATGAAAAAGGATTTTTCATTGATTGTATACCATCTAAATTACAACCATCATTTTCTATCTGATATTATCCTATTTAAAAGTCCTTTAATGTTATAATCAGGTATTTTAAGTGTTAGTGTGTTTATTTTTTTAGGTTTAGATAAAATGTCAGTAGCTTCTTGTCTTATTGCGTCTGAAACAATAAAACCATCAAAATTCATATTTTTAATTTTTGCTATTTTTGTCGCAACATTTGATAGATTTGCATTACTGACTGGATTATATGAATTTATTGCAGAAAACAATTCAGTAAGAGCAGTTGTTCTTTCTTTCAAAACTTTTACAAGTTTTTCAATTTTTGTATTGTAGTGCGAAGTATTTGGATTGGTTAATTTTTCAAGAGTTTCAATTTCTTGTGGTAAAATAACAACAATACCATTCCTTACAATATTCTCCCATATTTCATATGCTTTTTTGTAAAAGTTTCTTGTTTCTTCAATTTCACAATTTGGTTTTTCCTCTGGTTTTGCCAAACGAGTAATTTCGTCATTAACGGCAGTTTCAAGATCTATGCCGCTAGAAACAACACCTTTCATGAAAGAAGATGTACAAAGTTCCGCTGATGAGCGAGCATTCTCAGGAGGAAATTTAGGCATATAAGCATTTGCTAATCGTCTAAATAATTGCAACCAATTATCTGGAGTTTCATCTGCTTCTTCTGTTGCCCTCTGGTAAGAAGCCCTATTAGACACATCATGCCTTCTCCCTGCTTCTCTGGAAGAACTAGCTATATCTGTAGCATCATATGTATCGCCAGAATAAAACCGTTCAACTATATTGTTTATTAGTACGCAATTATAATTTATTCCACGACTCCTTTGTATGAATGTTCCTGACCCGAAATTTAATTGTGATATTCTTTGAAACAGATAGTCTAATCTTTTTCTTATTTTTTCAGAAGCATCTTTAGAAACAAATTCTTCATAGTTATCTGAAAGTATTTCAACACAATGATCATGTAATTTTTTATATGAAATTTCATTGAGGCATTTGGCCCATTTTTTCCATTCAAATTTTGCTTCATGACCATGAACTTGTTCTCTCCACGTTTTTGTTAATTTTTTACGCATATAATCTACAACAAGTTGTGAAAGCGCAAAACTTCCAGTTGTATCTATAATAGGATCTAATACACTATCTTCATTTCTTGTAAATCTGTAATTTTGAAATCTAAAAACTCTTCTTATGTCTTCAATTTTATTAACGAATTCGTCTTCTTTTGCCAAAATACTAGATCTATAAGGAGAATCTTGATTTGGAACCAATCCTCCTCCAATTATGCGTTTCTTTTTCATTTCTGGTTTTTGACGCAAATCTTCTTGACTCACTATTTTGAAAGGTTTTGTTTTTTGTTTTTGTTCTAAACGATTATGGAGATCTTCATATCTGTGAAAACTGCCAACAGCACCGGGCTTATCCTGTTCTTCTGGTATATCATGAATTGGATAAAGCGTTCGTCCTCTTTGTAAATCAGGAACTTCTATTGTTTTTTCAATATATTTTGATGGATCTTTTGGATCTTGTTCTTTGACTTTCACTTTTATCATTTTTACTTTTGGATGAAGTCTTTCATCTGTGTTAGTATCTGGATCATATCCCGGCATTCTATCATGCGGATCAATAAAAGTTTTGTTTTTTCTTGCTATTCTAAGTTCTGTCTTACTTAGAACTTCAGCTAAATACCTACAATGACTTCTATTTTTTAAATAGCTACTAAGTTCTTTTAAACCTTGATTCATTGTTGTTGGTTGTAAAATTCTAAGTATTCTAGTTTTTACAAATTCAATAACACCTTGAAATCTTTGATTTGATCTTGTTAATTCATCAATTGATTCATTTTCCAAAATTTTTGAAATATTGATTAACGTATCTCTGTTTTGGTTCCCAAAATCTTCCAAATCTTCTGATCTTCCTAATGCTATGAAAAATTTAAAATATACATGTCTCCAATGTTTTTCATACAACTCATTGATTTCACTTCCTTTAATATGTGTAAAATCTCTTTTGTCAGTTTCTGGTATTTTTGTAGTATTAAGTAAATCTGCTCCAAGATATTCTATCCATCTTTTCAATGATTTTCTTATAACATTTCTGCTTGGGAATTGAAATCCTCTACTACTATATTTTGATTTTTTGTTTTCATCTACATTAAGATGTTCTTTAACACCAGTCAAATCGTATCCTTTGGCATACATAGGACGAAATTCTAGAGATTTTACTAATTCTTCAATATAATTATTTCCTTTAAAATTTTTGATCACCGATATTTGGTCTGATTTTCCTTCTTCGTAAATCAATGATTTTAATTGCCACTTAAGATCCATGTTTTTAACATTTATGTATGTGTATTTTTCTTCTGCTAAATTCAAAGCTTGAAGTAAAGCTTTTTTCTTTTTTATCTTAATATCAAGATCATTCGATCTTAAACTATCTAAAATTTCATGATATTTTGCTTTTACAAATTCGTCATAGCCAGCTTCTTTTCTTTGTTTTTCTCTTTTCCTCAAAGCATGAAATAAAACAGGATTGTATCGTTGCCATAAAGCATCAACCCAATATTCAGCGGGAAATTGTTTAAGAAACGTAATATCTCCACTAGTTACTGAGAACATATGTGGACTTCTGGAAACTTTGCCAACAACATATTCTTGAAAAAGCTGCATCTGTTTTTACCTCTTTATAAATTATTTATAATTTTATTCATAAATTTGATAAATAACTTTATGGCTACCTGCAAAAACAACACTTTATATTTTGCTCGACCGACGAGCGACTCAACAACTTGTACTAACAAGACTAATTTTAATCTGGGCGTTTCAGACCCACTTGACATAGGACAATTAAGTCCAAGACCAAACAGAACCAAAGTAAAATCACAATTAAGAGATTATATTTTGTTAATGCTTGGCGCTCCTGTAGTTACTGTTGAACTTGATGATCAGCAATTAGATGCAGCTGTTGATCTTTCTTTACAAATATATGAAGAATATGCTCCTAGAGAATTTTTCAAATATCATGTGTTTCCAACAATTCCCGGAAAAAGTGTGTATACACTTCCTCCAGATATTGGTTATGTTCGACATGTTTTTTATAAAGAAATGGCAACATTCAGTTTTAGCTCATCTGATTTAGGAGGAGCAATTCCTATTGAGTATTTTTATCCGGGTGGCGCTTACGCTTCAATTACAGGTGGCCTAATTGACTCTGTGACCCCTATTTGGGGTAGAGTTGGAGAGTGGAGCCTTTATAAAGGTTACGAGCGCACATACGCAAGAAGCGCAAGCAATTTGGGTGGTTGGGAATGGGTTGGTGGTTACCAAAATATCAAGCTTTATCCGATCCCACGATCAGTACAAGGTGTTATTGTTCACTATGTGCAGAAAAATACAGATTGGCAAAGAGTAAATCAGGCTATGCAAGAAGGTGCTTTAGCTCATGCTAAAATCATGCTTGGTAGAATTAGATCAAAGTTTGGAAGCCTTCCCGGAGCGCAGGGAGGTGTTCAACTTGATGGAAAAGATTTAATAACAGAAGGGTTGCAAGAGAAAAAAGATTGGGAAGAAAGATTGATTTCAAGATACGGTGACACACTACCAATTACATTTGGATAATAGGAAAAAAATATGCTTAGTTGGAACAAATACAAACAGTGTATTACTGAAGCCGTCCAGAATGTAAGATATTCTGTTGAGGTTGATTATGGTACTTCACAAAAAGATGCATTAACTGGTTTCGCAAAAATATGTCTTGGCTACATAAGTGCATCGTTGAAAAAAATGGAATTTCACACCAAAGTTATTTTATCACATAAACCATTTAGGGTAATTGTAGCATCAAGAAACTGGGATGATGGCGAATGGGTTGGAATGATAAGTTTTAATGATGAGATGGATTGTTTTGTAGTGTCTAGAGGATTTTATAACAAACTTGATAAAACTGTTAAAATACAAAAATCTATAAAAATGCCAGAAAGCTATAGTGCTAAAGATGTATCTAAATATGTTTACAAAATGATGAATGATCTTAAAAATGTTAAAGACAGATTTATTCCAGATAGCAGAAAAGTTCATGTTAGAAAACTATGAGTTGCCAATCTAATTGGCAACTCATAGTTTTTAAATAATTTATAATTAGTCGTTAATAATTTTGATGCCGTCAGATGGGCCTTCGTTAAGAAGAACATTTTCTTCTTCGTTATTTGTACCATCGTTTAAAACTACTTTGGCGCTAGTTTTACAAACAACATTTTCAACTTTGCCATGATAAGTTACTGTTGCTGGCTGTTCTACCAAAAGTTTGCTTTCCACGATTACCTCTTCTTTCTTCTTGTGTGGCCCAATGTATCGGATCATACCAGTTTTTACATATTCTAGAAAACTTGCATCTGCAACAAATTGCCTTTTTGGATTTATGAGAGTAAAGCCCTGAAACGTAGGTTTCGGAAGTTTAAGATCATAAGTATGATGGTTCTCGAAAACATGCAATTCAATATTGTTTGGATTTTTGTTCATTTATCACCTATATTATTATAGTAACGAATTGTTTTTTTTGGTGGAAATTATGAAAAAATTAATCGAATGGTATGATTTGTATCCTCAAGGTACTCAAGAAGGCAATGAAGAACAGCAAGTTTTTATTGCTTTAGTGAGAAACAAGAAATGGAAAAATTGGAGAAGTGTTTCAGCTTTGTCCAAAGAAACAAAATTAGATCCAAAAATTGTAGAAAGAGTTGTTTACAAATATTTCAAAATAGGATTGATCATACAGAATCCTAAAAATGCAGAATTTTGGGGTTATATTTATAATAACCCCGAAGATGCTCCAGAAAAAGATATTTCAGTTATAGAACATGAGAAGAACAAAGTTTTAGCTCGTGGCAAATTACTTGAAATGCTAATTTCTTAATTTACTTCATTCGATCATGATGTGCATAACGGAATTGTCCGTGATCCACTTTGTTGTCATCAACTTTTGGACCCATCTTGAATAAAGCGTCTGCTGCGGTTGGCATAAAATATCCGCCAGGATAATGAGAGCGAATATACGCATCTGGATAAGCCCAATGCGCTATTCCTGCTCTCTTTATGTTTTCATACAAACCCTTGTCTCTATTTTCAAGATATTCTATGAATTTCATATCAGCCCTTTGTTTTATTTGGATATCCAATACCAAGTTTGAATGGAGCATCAGCTGCTTTCGGTGTAAAATAGTTTGTGGGATATTGTGATCGTGCATAAGCATCTGGATATGCCCACCAAGCAGTTCCACCTCTCATTTTTGATTCTGAGATTGCCGGAAGTTCAATTTTGTTTTCTTCAGCCCAACTAACAAATGTTTTCATGTTTTTCTCCTCAATAGTATGTATTTATGTAAGTTCACTTATTTATTACATGAGTAAAATTTTTTTGAAGTATCATCCTGCTGAAATTATTGAAAGAGATCCTTCTTCAATTTTCGAAGAATATCGAGCGTGTTTATTGTGTACAACTTTTTTGATGCCTGAATTTTTTCAAACACAAGATTCAAAATTGTGTATATTTTGTCAAAGAAAAACAAAAAACGTAAAAAACATTATGCTTTTCACATTTAAAAATATATATTTCTTTCTGTTAAAATTTGGTCTAGATGTTAAATCTTTGGCTAGAATAGAATCAAAACAAATAAAATCTTTAATGAAAGAAGACTGTTTTGATTATGTTGATCAAAATATGGTTTGGTATATTAATAAGGATGAAATAAAAACAGATATTAAAAATTTAATTGATAACGCTTACGAAAATTTTATTAAACTTGACATAATACAAAAAAATATATGGAACATGCATATGGAAAATTTAAAAGGAAAACTATTCTCCAGAAATAATAATAATGAAAAACTTATTATGCCAAAATTCTATGCATCAAGCCCTTACTTTGACAGCAGTGCTGCAAAATTTCTTAACAGAAATCACATTTTTTCTTGATTTTACCTTTTTAATCGACTAATTTATTATTGAGCTTAATTTGCTCGCAACCATATGGGGGGTTTGTCATGACATCTACAACTAAGACCACTATTACTAAGAAGAAGGCAGTTGACAACAATACTGCTTGCACTAAGGCTACACCTAATGCAATTAGGTTCAAGGTAAGCACCAAGCTTCAGCAGAATAGCGAAATTTATGAAGCTGTTGCTGAAATTCCTGGTTTCCGGCCAACCAAGGTTGCTCGCAACGATGGTTCGACAGTATTCACCACCAAGTCAAGCCTTACAAAGGCTTGCAGGGACCGTGCAGCAGTCCTTAAGCGCACCCCTATATTTGACTTCGGTACGCTTTCTGCAATCACAAAGGCAAAGATCACGAAGAAGCTTTCTGGCAAGGTTCCAGTTGCAGCCAGCGGGTCTTGCCCAGTAACTGGCGCAACTTCGCCAAAGTCATAAACCTAAATCTTTGACTGCGAACCCAATCGTTTCTTTAAACGATTGGGTTCTTTTTTCGTCAGTTACTTGTCTGTATATTTTAATATTTGAATACCATTCACTTGAATCTCCAAACTTTCCCCAACGCCAATCAGGTTTGTTTGAAACAAATAGAACTGTAGGAACACCTACAGATCCAGCAATGTGAGTTGGCAAACTATCAATACACATAATTAAATCCATTTGTGACATCATTGTCGCTGTTGATTTAACATCAGTAAGTTCTTCTGATAAATCTGTTATTTTATATTTTTCAAAGTTTTCACTGTAATCAACAACATTTGTTTGATTTTTGTACTTTCTAACTCTTCTGTCTTTTTGGAAAGAATATATTTCATGTTTTTCAAAATCAAGATTATCTGCAAAATCTGTGAAGAATGTGCTTCTCTGATAATCCATAGGAGCAGCTGCATTGCCAGCCCAAATAAGACCAATTTTCTTCTTTAAATTATTAGGTTTTTTGTATTCACATATTTTATATGGTTCTGGAATTTTTTCAGCACCAAGATAAAAAGGCAAACTTAATAGCGAAATTCCAAATTGTGTATTTTTGTCAATTTCTGGTTTCCATTTAATTTTATCACTCATTATAGACACAAAATTTTCAGGGCAGAAGAAATAAGAATTTTTATATTTCTGCTGGAATTCTTCCAAAAATCTCAGATACATTAAATTATCACCAGCACCTTGTTCACAAAACACAACAAATTCAAGATCTTCACTAAGATTATCAGGTTTAACAAGTTTGTTGGCAATCATGAATTTCATTAAATTCTCATAACAAAAATATCTTTCTTCATAGAAAGTCCAAGCTTCTTTGAATTTTTTCTGAAATGCAAGACAGTGAAACAAATCAACATTTATTTCTTTGTCACATTTTTCAATTTTTACAGCATTGCGGAAGCATTGCTCTGCTTCTTCATAATTAGACATTTCTGCAAGGCAACAACCTTTATTAGCATGATGATACCATTCATCAGAACGCATTTTCAAAGCAGTGTTAATAAACTCAAGTGCTTCATCATGTTTGTTAAGTCTTGTGAGCGTTAACGCATGATTAGAATAAAATACTGCCTTTTCTGGATTTAACTCCATAGCTTTAGAAGAATATACTAAAGATTCTTGCATTCTATTGTTGTTGTTAAGGAACAATGCATAATTGTTATAATCATCAGGATTGTTATAATCATCACATAGTTTTTTATATAAAGTTTCTGCTTCTTCATATTTGTTCATTTTTGTTTTTACTAATGATAAAAGCTGATAGAACAAATGTTTGTCTGTGACTTTGACGGTTTGTTCTAGAATTGCTTCAGCTGTTTTATAATCTTTTGATTTTAGATAGAACTGAATTGTTTTAAAAGCTTTATCAAGCAGTTCATCCAAGTCAACTTCTTCAGAATTTTCTATGTCTTTGTTCATGTTTTTTACTCCACTGATATAAATATAGTAAGGAGGACTTTATGGCCTGCGGTTGCAATAAAAACAAAGGTGCTTTGCCTTCAAGAAATGTAAATAATTTCTCTACAAGAAACGTAGTTTCAAGCAGAGGAAGCATCGCTGGTAATCAGCCTCAAACACAGCCACAGCAATCAGTTGCGCCACAAGTGGCTATTATCAAAACAGATCCGCCAAAACCGGAGAACAACGCAACTGTCGATCCAAAAATAGCCAGCATGAATTTGAATATTCAAAAAACATCTACATCTGGCATGAGTAAAGAAAGACTTGAAATTGAAAAAAGAAGAAGAGAAGCTATCAGAAAAGCTTTGGGAAAATAAGTGTTGTTGGATAAATAGTTTAATCAAGATTGGAGATATAAATGATTAATTACGACAAATGGAAACTATTGAATGAAAACTTTATGAGTTCACAACCACTTGGAATCAAGAAAAATAATGGTTTTCTTGCTTACAATAAGCTACACGAAGATGAAGAAATTGAAGATGATGATGTCGAAGACATTGATGATGAAGATAGGGAAAACATGGATGGCGAAGAAGATGAATATGAAGATGATGAAGATGAAGACATGGATGGTGAAGAAGATGAATATGAAGATGAAGACATGGATGGCGAAGAAGATGAATATGAAGATGAAGATGAAGATGAAGGCATAGATGATGAAGATGAAGATGAAGATGAAGATGAAGATGAAGATGAATACGAAGATGATGAATACGAAGATGATGAATACGAAGATGATGAGCATGGACACGAAGACGAAGGTCCAATGATGGGTAGAGTTCGTAGTCATCACCACAGCCATGACAAGCATCTTAGTCGTCCACACCATGAGATGGACACAGCTGAAATTGATTTTGCAGCTAAAGCATCAGACAAGATGAGCAGAATGTATGCAAGTTGCGAATCTATGGAATACAAGATGCCATCAATGAACGAATGGCTCAGTAGCGTAAATGGCATGATGTTCCCAGAAGAACTTAATGATTATATTGGCAAAAAAGGTAATGTAATCAACGAACTTGCTAAACAAGAAGATGAAGAAGAAGAAGAAGAAGATAAAGCTAAACTTGCCTCAAAACTAGAGCTGATTAAAAAAAGAATTGACGAAGCTGCCGATTCACTTAATACCATTCAACAGAAACAATTTGTTGAACTTCTAAGTTATTTTATTAATAAACTTAAACCAAAGGTAACTGTTAACACAGTTGGTTCAGCAAGTATTTCAACGAAATTAAAATCGCTTACGCTTATGCTTAATGATTTTCTTGGAATTGATAATTCAGAAAAGTCAATTCTTGATAGAACCAAACCCAGCATGAATTCTCCTAAGTATATGAAAAAAGGCGGTAATAAAAAAGGCTGCGGTATGATGCCTAAGAAGATGAAGATGATGCCTAAGAAGATGAAAATGATGCCTAAGAAGATGAAAATGTCTTCAAAGAACATGAAATCATGCTCTTCAAAGAACATGAAGAAAAGCACAAAACGCTGAGGCAAATAAATTATAGATAAAGGTCACAGTAGTTTACTGTGACCTTTATTTTTTTCTATGGATTAAAATTTCTTCACAAATATCATTAGGCATAAAATTAGAAATGAAATCATAAAGTTTTTCTGCCATTACCACATCGCACTCATTAATAGTTTTAGTTACCAAATCAACATCATATCCGAAACAACTATAAGCCTTTTCGTTATTTCCTTCATAAATATCATCTATATTTAAATTCCAAAACTTTTTCCACATCTCATTGTTCATAAATTCAAAAACAAATTCACACATTCTGTAAATCAAAGCAGAATACTCAGGCTTCCCAGTCCACCAAGACGAAAGAACACGATATTCAATTCCATATGGTTTAATTCTGTAAGAACCAGCTTTTCCAAAAATCTTTCTTCTATCACGTTGAGAATAATCTTTTTCAATTAAAATACTTGGAATAGCAACAAACAAATCCATCATATACACAAATATTGGATACAGCGTCTTATCATCAATAGCATCATACTTTTCACCACTTAAATGTAAATGGCCACCACTTGTCCTAACGCTTGTATTTCTTAGAGCTTCTTCTATA